AAGTTCTCATTAGCTTGTTTTTCTCTTTGTAAACTCATTTGTTCACCATACTGTTCTGACTGTCTAATCTTATCCATTTGGTCAACAAAGTCTGACTGCTGATTCTGATTAAAGTCTTGCATAGCTCCAAAGCCAGATGCTTTAATTTCTGCAACTAAAAGATCTCTTTGTCTATCTTTTTCTTTCTCAGCCATTGTAGCATCAATTTTCATTTGCTCAATTTGTTGTTGAGCCTGAATTTGTTGCTCTTGCATTTGTTGTGCTTGTTGCATTTCTTGCTGTTTCATCTGATCTTGTTTTTGCTCAGATGTTTTAAGAACCTTATTAAGTTCAGCAATAGAGTCTGATTGTACTACTTTACCTAAGTCATAGATAGAAGCACCAGTAGTATTATTCTGCATAGCCATTTGTTTTAACTGTTCTAGAACAGCTCTATGGTTTGCAGTAGTACTAGCAAAAATATTTAAATCTCTCATAAGTAAATCTGTACCATTAATTTGGAAGTTTACTTTTTCATCTGCAGTTGTAAGATATGTAAGTCTGAGAGAAGGTTTAGTTGAATGATAATACTGTGCTAGGTCTGTACGCATTTGGTGCACTCTAGGCATCAGATAATCACAGTGCTGGATAAAGTATATCTCTGTTTGTGCATAAGATGCTGCAACAGCTTGTTCTACTCCGGTAGCAGTTTGTTGTGATAACTGTTGTCCCATCCTTTGTGGGTTAACACCAATTACTTCATATGCTTGTTGCTTAAAATAGTTAGCAAGTTGAATCCTTGACATGAGTCTGTTTGTTTGCTCAAGATCAAGTTTTTGGAAATGCTGGAAGTTTAATGCATTCTCTGTGTTTGCAATAGATGTGTCAAGAGGAAGAATCTGAAAATTCTTCATTGCTACATAAGCTTTTGCATAGTTTCCTTTACCCCAGTCTTCTCCTAATGAATGTCTAGGTAAAGAGTTCTGGTCTAATAGAATTACTGTACCAAGTTCATCTACTAAGATGTCTGCAATCTGATTGTTTACAATGTTGTATCCAATCTGGTATGGTTTCATTAAATCAATAAGAGCAGTAGACTTAGTATTCCTATCTGAGAATACTGCACCTTCTACTGGAAGCTTACAACCATATAGTGTGCTATCTCCTTTAAACTGGAACTTAAGTGGACCTACATGGTTCTTATCAATACCAATATAAATTGGAGTAAAGCCACCAGGATTATTCATACCCCAGAATGAAGGAATGTTTGGTCCAATCTTAACACCACCCCAAGTTTCATTAATCCAGATCCAATCTATATGCTCTCCAAGAATTAAATTATCTTTAGTCTTATTCTTAAAAAGTTTAGTATCATATATTGGTTTCTCAGTTACCTTGTAATCTTCTGTAATAATCTCATTAATTACTTGACCCTCTTCAGTAACCTTGGTAAGGTGACCCACTTTTCTTTGAGACTTCCAATATACAGTACTTACTCTTAGCAAATAAGCAACCCCTTGGTCATAGTAATCTTCTCCTTCAGATAAGATATAGTTTATAATATCTCCACCATCATATACTGATCCAGCCATTGCTGTTGTATATTGTCTATATGCAAGAGATGGCATGTTAGTATTCCAATCATGAGACTTAGTAGCATCATAGAATGTACCATCATTCTGATAACCTCCTGTTGTATAACCAGCAGATCTAATAGGGTATATAGCTTCTAATGCAGCTAACTGCTCTTCATCCATAATATAACCAAACTTATCAATGACATCAGCTGCTGTCATCATATCAGTTTTTCCAACCCATTGAGCTTGAGAAATATATCTAGCATCAGGAGATTTATGGTAGAATGTAATTACAGGATTCCAAAGTTCTACTTCATAATCATCTTCTCTCATTTGAAAATGCCAGAACTCTCTATCTGTAATAAGTGAATCTCTAAAACCTCTTTCTTCTAACTCATCCATTCTAAATCTTTCCACATCTACTTTATGCTGATGTGTGGCCCATTCTTCTACCATAGACCTATAGTCTTTTTTAAAGAATGATTCAATTTCTGGGAGAGTTTTTAAATTTTCAGGAGACATTTGTTGCTGCACTTCTTCAGATTCAAAGTCAGCACCTTGTGCTAATAATGCAGCACTAAGTTTTACTTGAGCATCAGAAAGAAGAGTTTCTTCTACCATCTTTCTTTTTTGTTCTAGCATCTCATTGTATGAGAACTCATCAACAGCTCTATATGTAAGTTTAGTAGATCTTTTAGCAAACTCTGCTACAAGTACATTTACCACATTAGGAATGATAGGATAGAACTTAAGTTCTAATGCAGATACATCTTCTTTAGTTAATGTTTCTATAATATCACTGTATTCATTGTTTTCTTCTACAATATAGTCTGTTCTATCAATGATACCTTTAGCAAGCTTATAGTTCTTCATTAGCCTGCGAGCATTTCTACGGATTTGTTTTAATCCCTGCCACTCAATCCAGTCTAAGTTCCAAGCAGCCCATTCTGCATCTTTATCTTTAGATGAAATAAACTGTAATGGTTGGGTAATACTACCCATCCTATTTTGCTCAACCTTAGCACCTTTTTTAAGTTGTAAAGCATTATATACTTGCATATTCTTTATTTAAGGTTTCTAAAAGCAGATCTTTTAAAAACTTGACCGTTAACAACTTTAGAGCCACTTCCCATATGACGGAAAGGACTCCTATTTAATTTAAACAAATTTTCTGACTTTTGCAAGTTTTTGGAAGCATCGTCCATTATAACTCTTTTAGAATAACCCCTATTAGCTTGCTGTATTCTCATGAATGCTACTAGTGCAGCAAATGATACAAGTCTATCCACGTTGACTCCATCAGCATACTCTTGCATTTCTTTTAACAACATTGGATCTGGAATACGTTCTATACCATATTTGGTTCTTACAACAGTACCATCTGTTTTAGTTTCTATATCAAGTTCTTCTTTACAATACTCAATAGTATAACTTAACAAGTGTGCTTTAAATAATGTACCCGTGTTCTTCCAACCATACTCCTGGAATACATTTGCATTAGAACCTAGATCTTTTAGGAACATAATCTGACTCTTAGGTACAAGGTATCTTTGCTTTTTTCTTGATATCATATACTGGATAAATAATGAGATGTTATTCTCAATTACTGTCCAAGCATTATACCATTCTATAATTAACTCTAGTCTCTGGTGAGTTTTATTAATATCATCAAATCTACCACACCAAGCAGCTACAATCTTATCTGGTTCTATGTATGTTTCTGTTTCTCCTAGTGTTACTTTAGTAACTTCCACAGGAGCTTTCATAATATAAATAGAACAGAGTGATTCTGATGTTGTTGTTTTACCTTCTGACACAGGGTCAATAGAAGCATAGTACTGACCAAAGGTTGGATCTTTGATTGGTCTTTCCCATACAACAAGTACTCCTGTTTTATCTTCTAACTTTTTAGGTACTGGAAATTCTCTAATTGGTAGTTTCTCTGTACTTCTTACAGCAGCTTTACCATTTTCATCTGCATAAATATCTAGATACTCATAAGCATATTCTTTCTCTTCAATTCTTCTTTGCTGTGCAGCAACCAAGTGTGTAGGAAATAATGATACAGATCTATGTGCAAATGCTTCTTTAATGTTTCTAGGGTGCTGAGAAATCCTTAACTGATAATCTTCTGGATTAAGTTCTTTCTTCCATTGCTCAAATTGTTTATCTAGAGCTATAAGAGCTTCTTCTACAAGAGAGTTACCAAAGTCATCAATATAGGGAGGCATTGACCATTGCTCAGGAATAAACAATCCTGACATACCAATAGTACCTTTCTCATCAATAAGGTCAGTTTCAACTGCATAAATATCTTTTGAAAGTGGATTCAAGATCATGTCTCTTAATGGTTCACATTGAGACAAGTCACCCACAGATCCTGCTGCAATGAACATACCTGTAGTAACCATACCTGATCTCATGGCTGGGCGCATATACTCATATGTTTGATCCATTTTTGGTGCAATACCAGCTTCCTCATGGAAGAAGTATTTTACCGGACCCCCTACACCATTTGTTGGATCTTTCTCAAATGACATACCTTGTATGGTACCTTTGAGACCAACCTCTGTTTTTCTATCTCCTTTTCTTACCTCAATCTTCTGTTGCCACATCATTACCTTGTCTGGAGACATAGGTCTATACCATGCTGTATGTTCATTTAAGAATGCGGCATATTCCTGTAAAAATTTCCAGGAACCTTTTTCATTAATATAGTCTTTTAGTGATGCACCAATCTTAAGAGTAACCCCTGCTTCAAACCATTGTTGATTTATAAGTTTACCCATATGATAATAAGAAGATGCAATCTGACGTTTCTTTAGAATACCTACATGTTTGTAGTTTAACTCTGCTAGTAACTCATAAAGAGCCATGTGATACTGAGCATCACGTATCTTGGCAAATCCAAATTTTTGTAGTTCTTTATCAAAAATTGGTAAAAAGTTTAACCACATATAGTACTCTCTTGCAAGAAACCATGTGTTAGTACTATCTTTTACAATTATACCTTTTCTACATTTTTGCTTTTGATCATCCCAATAATTTACAAAGTCTTTAGATTTGAAGGGGGCTGTGCAATATACACCATCTCTTCTGAACTTATCTGACTCTGATATAAATATTTTATTAGTAGTGTCATTGAAGCCGTACTTACCAGGTTCTTTGAAAACTCCAAATATAAAGTTGTTGAAGTCCTCTCTGGAATCAAAACTTGTGGTTGTCCATTGTCCATTGTCATAGGTTGGTATGTCTTGATAAATTTCACTCATAGTTATTGGTCATACGCCATTCCAATTCCACCTCTTACTTTGCTTGATTGCTCATCTTGAAGATCTTTGTATACTCCTTTAAATGATGCTCTAATCTGGTCAAAGTTCTTAGCTGCAGCTACAAGAGAGTTAATATTACCATCTCTACCTGCAGTAATAGTTGTAGTCTCCATATATCTAGCTAATCTATCTAACATAGATGCCATACCTTTGTATGCTCTAGATGTAGGAGTCTCATACATTCTTTGGCAGAATAACAAAGCAGTATGTATATCATCATCCTCTGTAGAGAATTCTGCTTCTATTTCTTTCAGTATAATATGTTCTTTATCTACTTCTGGTGTGTGAAAGAATGGATTCATATCCGGATTAGGACATGTCATATAGAAGAGATATAGATACACTTTAAGATAATCTTCTGGATAGTTATCCATTACATCTTTAAGTGCCTTAAGTGTGTAACAATGTTCTGTAGGAATTACTTTACCATTCTGAACATCAAATAGTCTTACAATCATGCAAAGGGGTTTTCAGTTTTTGGTTTTGATTTTATACCTAATATATTCTTTAAACCATCTATAAAACCTGTAGCTAAATA